TGCCATGGCCTGGTGATCGTCAGGCGATCAGACGAAGGTCGTCAGGCAGGCACGCTGCCAGTATCCATAGCCCACGTTGCGGATCGCCTTCACGCCGTAGTGGTGCTTGCGCTCCTTGAACTCCAGCTCGGAGCCTTCCGCGATCGCGCTCATCGTGACGCCCTCTTCCTCCTGGCGGATCAGGGCCTTGGTCTGACCGTCGGCGCGGAAGGTCGCGAACTTGGTGGTCCAGGTGAGGCGGGGGTTCACGCGCAGGGCCACTTGGAAGCCGCCCAGGCTGCCGAGCGTCAGGATCCGGTTGCTGCGCGAGGTGCTGGAGTCCACGATGATCTGCGAGCCAATTGCACCGGCTGCGGAGGCCATGAAGGGCACCGGAACCATGATTTCAAAAAGGCGGGCGTTCTCGTTCATGGGCTCGCCCTGGTTGTCCTTGAATCCCAGGATTTGCTCGATGGACTTCAGGATGGCGGTTTCCATCTCGCCGGCGGTTGGTGCCGTGGTGGTCGTGATGTCGCTGGTGATGTCGTTCGACTGGCTGCCGGAGTCGTCTTCGACGTGGTCGGTGTCGAAGAAGAACTGTCCGTCATAGCAGGCAGCCGACTCGCCGGCGATCAGCAGCGCGCTGAGCAGGGAAGCCCAGTGCGAGTTGGTACGCTCGGCCAGCTCACGCACCCGCACCATGACCTGACCGGTCTTGTCGCGGCGGATTTCGTCGACCAGCACCTCAAGCGTGGCCTCGAAGTTCTTGTTCACGATGGTCACGCCGTCGTTGCGGAAGCCCTTGGCCTGGCGGCCACCGATCCACTCGCGCATGCCCGGCGCCATGCCGAGCCACTTGTAGGTTTCGGATTCCTGGTTGGAATCGAACAGGTTAGACACGCTGTCGATCCAGGACAAGCCGAGGTCCTGTTCCAGTGTGGCGTAGAACTCGCCGATGATGGCGCGGCTGGAGAGAGCGGATGCACCCATGATTTGATTCCTTCAGTGTGGTGAGTGGATGGTTGAACGCGGGGCCGCTGCTTACAGCGAACGGAAGGGGAGCGCCTCGAAGGCGACGATGCAGGTCGTGCCGCTGACCCAACGAGACACTTTGCCGATGGCGGTGTTGGAGCCGGCGGTGAGGGTAAAGGTGTCGTCGTCGGACGCATAGACCGTTTCGCTGACATCAGCGGCGCTGGCAGCACCGGTGACGGCCAGCCGCACCTGACCACGGGTGCGGACACGGACCCGCAGAGCACTTGCTGCGCCGGCCGAGTTATCCGCAGTGCGCTCGGCAAAGCCGAGAAACGGGTCGGCGGCTACGAGAGGACGCGCCAGGCCAGAGCCGTTGTCCCCGACTGCCGCACCCTCGTAGATGATGTCGGAGGCAATCATCGGCAGGTCCTGCAGGTCCCCGAGCTCGAAGTCGCGGGCCTTGTCGGCAGCCAAAGTGGCCATGGACAGCAGCATGCCGCTGCGGGCCATGTGCTGCTGCAGGTGCTGGTGCAAGGCGTCGCCGCAGGCGCGCAGCACGGAAGCTGCGGTGTCGCGTACTTGCGGCAGCATCAGCAGCGCCAGCACGCAGGCCAGCGCGAAAACGGACAGGATGGTGGTTTTCATGGTTCAGATCCTTGGATGTGGATGGGTTGAGGGATTGGTGATCAGGCGGCCTGGCGCTGAAAAACCCGGGTGCTGCCGGATTCGCTGGCACGCAGGTAGGCGGTGTACGCGCCGAGCGAGCTGAACTCAGCCCGCAGGCTTGCGTCTTTGTCCCAGGCGGCCTTGGCGCGCTCTTCAACGGGCAGATTGGCGTCCACCTGGCCGCTTTGCGATTCGCGCTCGGCAGCAGTGGGGGCATGGGTCGGGCTGGCAGCCAGCGCCACCGGCTTGGGTGCTTCCGACTGGTGCGCGGCAGCCATCTGGGTCTTGACCTGCTTCTCGGCGGCCAGGATCTGCAGCGCTGCTTCGCCGGCGCTGACATTGCCGTCGGCCTTGAGCGTGGCCACCAGGGCATCGTGGCCGGGAATTGCGGCGGCCTCGATCGCGAGAATGCGGCTGCGCTCTGCAGCTGCGCCGGCGGCTCGACCTTCGGCAAGGATGGACTCCACCAGAGCGGGATGCTCGGCGGCGAGTTGTTGACGATCCATGGTACGGACTCCTTTGGGTGATGTGACGGAAGCGTGGGGGGTGGGCACGGTCTTGGATTTCGGCAGCATCGAGCCGCGAACATGGCCGGGCTGCGCAAGGGAGGCGGCGTAATCCGCGTTGAGTGCTGCGATGATCTGCGGCATGGTCTGGATGCCGTCCACCAGGCCGGCGTCGATGCCCTGCTGTCCAATGAAGGTCTGGCCATCTGCCATCTGAGCGAGGACGGTCTCCACGCTGACGCCGCGATGGGCCGCAACTGCGTCCACAAACAGGCTGTAGTAGTAGTCCACCTGGGCCTGCATGTGCGCCTTGCCCTCCTTGGAGAGCGGCGCGTTGTCGCTGGCGATGCGCTTGTATTTGCCGGCGGTGATCTCAGTGACGGTGATGCCGCGATCCGCACGCGCCTTGCTGTAGTCCGTGTGGCTGCTGACCACGCCGATTGAGCCGGACACAGTGGTGGTGTCGGCAATGTAGACGGCCGAGCCGGCGGACCCCAGCCAATAGGCAGCGCTGGCGATCAGGCCGCTGGCCAGCGTCACAATCGGCTTCTGCTGGCTGCCGCTGCGGATGATTGACGCCAGCGCCTGGGTGCCGTCGACAGCGCCGCCAGGGCTGTCGACCGCCAGCACCACGGAATGGACCTGCGGGTCCTGAAGCGCGGCCTGCAGGTCACGCGCGAGCAGCTCGGTGGACACGCCGCCCGAGATCTCCATGAACATGTTTGCGCGTTTGGCGATCACGCCCTCCACCGCCAGGATCGCGACGCCCTGATCGATCGTGTACGGCTTTGGTTCGTTCGCCAGAGGCTTGCCAATGCGCGCCTCGATGGCCGCCAGGTCTGCCTTTTCGCCACGCACATGCGAGAGGTAGATCGCCTGGATTTCCAGCAGCTTGCCGGGCTCGATGGCCCAAGGTGCGGTGAGGATGTCCAGAAGTTTCATGTGCGGCTGATTGCGGTTGCAGGTGACTGTAGGAATTTCGCTGTGACAAAAACAGGGCAAAAGCTGTCACTACTTTTGGGACGAAAAAAAGCCACCCGAACCGGCAGGGGATGGGAATCATCAATACAGCACGTTAACGCCGTTGACCGTCGCGGCCACCCGGCCATCAGGCGCGAGATTGCAGCCGGTGATGGGGCCGGACAGCAGCAAATCCCGAACCTCGTTCCATGCCGCGATCTGCGACGGGCGCATGTACATATCGTCGTTGTCGTAGCTGTACCAGAAATACCGCTCAACTCCGAGCGCAGCGGAGAGCAGCAGCGAGCGCTTCAGCCACGTCGCCCTGACAGCATCTGAAACCCCGTAACTCGGCTCCAGAACGCCCGTTTCCGTGTTCCAAATCTTCTGCGTCAGGCTGCGGGCGTCAAGGGTTGCCTGCACGTTGACGATCTGGTTCTGGTGAACTTGGAAGTTGTACTTCGGCGGGTACATATGGATGCCGCAGACATCGATCCACAGCTTGCCGGTGCCTGCTGCGCTGTCGCTGGCGTCTAGGAACGAGCCAAGGTAGGCATTGCCAGTGCCTCCAGTCTCGGGCTCCTGCACAATGGGGGCGATGATCTTGGCGGTCGGGTCAATGGCCTTAATGACCTGATTGGCTCGGCGCACCAGTACCGCCAACTGCGCAGCGGTCCCGGACCAATAGCTGGTGTAGTTGACCTCGTTCCACACTTCGTAGTACTTGATCTTCCCGAGGTAGCGGGTGGCAACAGCCGAACAGAATGCATCCCAATCCGCGGTGTTCGCTGGCGGTTGGTTCGTCGCCCGTGCCGTCGTGCCGTTGTCGTATTTGCCCGTGTTCGGCGTGCTGGCGCTGGCCCAGTCAGGCGTGAACCCGAGCAGGAAGCAGATGTCCTTCCCCGCCGCGTACATGGCATTCACCCACGCATCCGAATTTGTCCAGTTGAACACGCCGCTTGAGGGGTTCAGGTTGTGCCAGCGCATGCCGCTTGTCGCGTCGTGCGACCGGGCGATGGCGAAAGGCGTGGCAGCGATGGCAGCAGGGATGTTCGCCGTGAACTGCACGTGCATCCCGAAGAACGCCGCCGTGATCTGGCGAAAGCCGGAGTAGACCGCCGTGATGCTGCTTTTCGGGGACGCAGGCGGCGGGTACGTGTGCAGGTCCGAGTCGGTGAAATAGGTGAAGTCGGTGGCACTCACCACGGTTTCAAACGCGGACTCCGGTGGCGTTGTTGACGGCACGTACACGCCATTTCGCAGGGTGCCGGGGACTACTGTGGTCATCAGGCACCGTACAGGTGTTCAACAAATACCGACTCAAGGGTGATGTTGTTGGAGCCAGCACCCGCCACCGGCCACTGCGCAGTGATCGTGAGCTGCTGGGCCGTAGCGAAGTCCACCGTGAAGGTCTGCACTGCCGAAGACCCCAGCGCCGCAGCCCACGACAGGTTGTTGGCCTGCGCGATCTGAGATGCGCGGCTGTTTCGGTTCGACAGAATGAACTCCAGCGGATAGGACACATGGGTTGTCAGGTCCAGATTCCACAGGACCGTGCCGCCGAACCGACCGCGCAGGCGCTTTGTTGCGCCACTACTTGGGACCGTCCACAGGCTGCGAACGCGCAGGATGCTGTTCGGCCCCAGCGTGTTGGCGGGAATGTCCAGCGTGTACAGCGCCGCCGATTCGAGCGCATCCAGATCGGACTTGCTCTGCGCCGTGTGCTGCTTTCCAAGCAAGTAGCTCAGGGGGATCACCGTCCCATCCCCTGACACCAGGGCGGTGCCGCCAGGTGCGAGGCGGACACCGTTCAGAGCTGAGGGCGGCAGGATCTCGACCATCATCCTGCCTGCGCTGAGCAGCTGCTTCGCTACACCCACCAAGCTGCCACCAGAGCTGCTGAACGTGAAGGTGTCATCGTCCGTCGCAAAGACATCCTTGCCAATGTCCGTAGCGACTGCTCCGCTGATCTGCAGGGCGACCTGGCCAGAGTCCACCACTGTGAGCGGTGCCTCGCGCTCCTGTCCACGGATGTGGTTGACAGACGATTGAGCGAAGCCGATGAACTTGTCACCGGCCTGCAGCGGTCGAGGACTGCCGGTTGCCTCATTCACTCCAACTGCGGCGCCGGCGTAAATGGTCGTTGTGGCCGGCACCAGCAGGCCATTGATGTTGGTGTTGGTGTAAGCCCTGGTTCGGCTTGCCGAAAGTGTTGTCATCGTGAATTCCTCGTGCGTGTGGGGTTTGGCGGCTGGTCGCCATCGTCAGAGTCTTCCGAGTCGCTCGCCTCCGCCGCCTGCGCTGGCGCGCCTGCCGGCGCCACGTAGGTGCCGTCCCGCTTCTGGGCGGCGATCTCCTTGGCTCGCTGCTTGTGCTTCGTCGCCCAGTCGACGCCGTCGTGCAGGATCGATTCAGCATCCAGCGTGCTGATCTCCATGTCGACGCGGGCGCGAGCTGCGGCAACCTCCTTCTGCGGATCCAGGGTGCCGGCGCCATCGCCGGTCCAGACGGCGTTGCACCAGGCCGCGCGCACTTCTGGCGAGGCGAAGAAGCCCGGCGCCTGGATGCGCCCGCTCGTGACCTCATTGGCCAGCCAGAGCTCATACACCGGCTGGCAGAACTGGGTCACCACCCTGTCACGCCGGCACTTGAAGAACTTGGTGGCCATGAGGAACGCACCACGGGCGGCGGTGTAGCTGCTCTGGAAGTGCATCACCAGCACCTCGTAGGGCATGCCCAAGGCCATGCCCATCTGCCGCACCATGGCCGTCCAAAACGGGTCGAACTCCGGGTTCGGTCGGCCTGGGCTGGCGGTGGAGATGTCCTCACCAGGCAGCAGGTGGACCGCCTTGGGCCCGCCCATCTCGCCCGACCATTGCTCGGCCTGGTCCAGCGTGCTCTTGACCGAGTCGTTGTTTTGGAAGAGGTCGTGGAAGGCCTCGGTCTCCATCTTCACGAACACAGCGAAGACGCTGCTGGCCACGGCGGCCGCCAGTTCGTTGTCGGTCCACTTGTTCAGCTGCTTGAGCGGCTCGAGGATTGGCGCGATCCATGGCACGCCTCGGTGCTGGCCGAACCGCAGGTTCTCCATGAGCTGCAGCACGTTGCGCCGGTCAGTCTGCTTGCCGCGCATGTCCACGCGCGTCCACCTGGTGCCGGCGGTGCGAACTTCGCCAGGGTGCCGGTCGGCCACATGAATCGCGATGGCCTCCCCTGTGATGGTGTCGATCTCGACACCATCGACCAGCTTGTCCGTGTCGGGAGTGCGATTCGGATTGCAGACAAAGTCCGCTTCGATGCCCTGGAGCGCGAGGCGCACCGCACCGCCGCGCGTGACCAATGGCGTCAGGAAGAACGCGTCCCCGCTGGACAGTTCGGTGCGGTAGCCCAGGTCCTGCAGGCCGTAGAAGTCGCACTTGCGTGACAGGTCACAGTCCACCGACTTCGCCCACACGTTGAAGCTGTGCTTTGTCGCGGCGTTCCACACCTCGGCGTCTTCGTCCGAGATCCCGAGAATGTCGTTCTGAATGCTGGGCGTGCAGGACAGGCCCGTGCCGATTACATGACCGACATTGGTGTTGATAGCCCCCACGGCGACTGGCGCGTTGCGCAGCTGGTCGCGCGAGCGCTCGCGCAGTACCGGCAGGTCCGGGATGATGTCCGCGTTGGGAGAGCCACCACCAGGATTCCAGGCGCTCGTGGCAGCGCGATCGCGCCTGGCGCCAAGGTAGCCGCCGCCGGCTCCACTGTAGGCGCCCACGCTTGACAGGGCAGCCCGCGCCATCAGGCGGCGTGCTGCAACCCTTGGTGCGACATAGGCGATGGCCTTGTCCAGAAGGTTCTGCAGGTTGCCGGTGCCAGGCCGTGCGGCTGTTGGTTTCTCGCGCATGGGTCAGTTCGTGACGACTGTGTAGGCCCGGCCACGGCCGGCCGCGCGGTTGCTGAGCGTGTTCAGGCGGTCGTTCCACGCCTCGATGCCAGCGCGGATTTCAGACAGGTTCGCGCGTGTGAGCCGGCGCCCCGCGATCTCGTAGGACTGCCCGGCGAGGACCTGGATCTCTGCAGCCAGGTAGGCGTCGAGTTGCGCCTGGGCTTGGGCGACGGTGATTCCGGCCATTACATGGATGCTCCTGCAGGGTGGTGCCTGGCGTGGCGACTGGGACCGCGCCAGTCTATGAATTCGGCTGTGACAAAAACAGGGCAAAACGTGTCACAACTTGCCGCCGGGCGGCCTATCGGGGTGCGGTGGGGTTGCCTTTTTTCATCCAGCGGTAGACGGTCCGAGGGGTGATGCCGTGGCGCTTCGCAATGTCGTGCGTGCTCATGGTGGTCATGGCGTCCTCGAACACGCGCACGCGCACCTCTTCAGGGCTCAACTGGAGCTTTTTTTTTACTCGGATCCTGCGATCGCCGTACCGCTCCTTCAGCCTGCGCTCGATGTTTGCCGCCTGCTCGGTGGTCAAGCCGAGGCCCAGGTCGAGCACCTCCCGAATCATGGCGATGACGATGTCCGGGTCTTCGTCTCCCGGGACCTGCAGGTCGACGTCCATCATGGGCCCTGTCGAAGGCTGCGGGCCAAGCTGGCGCGCCACCCACCAGGTGCGGGCGCGGTTGCCAGCGCCGGCGTTCGGGCCGGCGGTGTGGGTGCAGCCAATGCCGGAGGAACTGGCGCGACTGGATGAACAACTGGCTGATCGGCGGCCACTGCCTGATCCGGTACAGACGTGTGCACCGCCTCGCCGGCCTCATCGTTGGCGATCACCACCACCTGAGCGAAGAGATCGGATTCCCGCGGGGCAATGCGTTGCTCACGTCGCGCCCAGCTGGCCTCCCGGTAGCTTTGAATTCCAAGGTAGCAGGCGGCCGCGTACGCGTAGACCATGCCGTCGCCCGCCTCTTCCCGGTGGCCCTGCGGCGTGATCCAGCGCATCGAGTGCTTGCCTTGCACCACGACCGGCAGCAGCCGCGCGGCGGTCATCTGCTCGAATTCATCCGTGTCCGACAGGACTTTGGGCACGTGCACGTAGCCGGGCCCGACCTGGCTGAGGCGCATGCG